TATTTAACTCTCTGAAGCGTCTGATCTCAGACTTGGCTTTAGGGTATGTGAGGGTGATTTTGTTCCCTGCTTGCACGAAAGGTTTATCTTCAAACTCATGTATTCTCATCACATGGTTTTGAGGGTTCGTGTTGTTGGCATCTTCGAGTATGTTTGTGTGTTCAAGAGTCAAGCAGTAAGAGGTGTAATCTACATCCACTCCTTCAATCTTAATCGTCAAATCAGCGATGGTAGTTGGAAGACCTTTAATCGTCTTGAGCATATCCTTTACGATGTATGCTGGTAAGTTTATCGAGTGTGTTACATACTGAGGTGTGAAAATCGGGTCTGCATAGTTCCTAAACTCGACTGTCTCGTAAGACACTTGATCTCTTGTTTGCCATGTCGAGGAAGCATTTTTTACAACTTGTAGCCCTGTGTTTGAGATTTGAGCATCAACTTCAACCTCTATATAGCTCGCTCTAATGATGTGTCCCGACTCAGCTCTTGTAATAGGTATAAGTTCGCTGTCTCCGTCATCTGACATGAGATCGCAAAAGTATATTTCACCTATTAAGTCTATAGGTTCTCCGTCATTAAGTATTTCGGTACTTCCTAACTTGGTAGACCGATACCCATTTATCAGTGCGGGTACTCTTAAGTTCCCATTAACAACCTCAACAGTGGAGTCATATATTTTTAATCTAGGCAGAACGGTTGCCCCAGCCCTAATATCTCTAACTAATCTGTAAGTGTAGTCTTGATTATTCTCATCTTGGATTGGCTCATAAAATCTATCTTCTGGAAATATGCGTTCTGATACCTCGATGACCCTTAACTTTTGTGTGCCGATGACGAGGTTATCTGCAACCTTAATGTTTGTTCGCCAAAAGCGTATGGTCTTGCCCGACACATAACCATAGTTATTAGGCTCAAAAACACCCTCCCTTGCCTTTCTCATGTCCTCTTGGTACAAACTCCCTAGTGAGAGTCCAACGAGTCCATACTGAGCGTTTTGGTTGTAGTATGGGAGTGTTGAGTCAATCTTGTTAGCTTCGATGATCTCCCCATCAGTCTTATTAGGGTCGATACCGAGAATAGGACTAAACACATCACCTTTGCCTTGAGCTAGGATAGGGATGTCTTCATCAATGATAGAGGCAATCTCGCCTGTTTTAATGTGAGCAGGCTTGGTGATGTTGAGAACTTTGCGTAAATTGTTCTGTAATCGAATGATGTTTTCTGGAATACCTAGATAAACTTCATGAGAGTGAGAGTTTCCATCGGCATCTATGTAAGGTTGGATGACACCTTCCACGATATCGTGCGTGTGTAGTTCATCCCCCCATTTATATCCAATCGGCTTGTTAGTCGATCCGAGTCCGGACTCGTCAGTGAAAGCAAAGTGTCTGTGTGTCCTAAATACCCCATCTGTATTGTATTCTGTGGTAGCTAAGATGGAAGATTTGATGTTAGCGACATACCCCTCAATAGTGCTGACTACAACAGCATTTCCTTCTGCGATGTCATTCAACACTTCATCTATAGATTTCTTTGTTGCTCCTCGTAGTAGGGCTTCATAAGTCTGTAATAGAAACGAAACAGTTTCTTCGTGTGTGTCACCGACAGGTACAGAGTCCTCATTGGGGAATACGAGGTACAAGAGTCGAGTAGCAACAAATTCAGTTCGTAGTTGGGAGTATTCTACATCTTCAAGATTATCTAATGTGTCTACTAATAACTCTGCGAGGAGTCTACCCACACCCTCATAAATGATCCTATGGTTCGGCCCATAACTGCGAGTAAAGTAGTTTGAGGCTGTACCGAAAGACATAGAGTCCACGATCTTGTCGGTTAGGATGTCCTCTAAGAGTCGTCTTGGATAGGACTTTGAGTTTAGGTTTTCTTTGTTTGTGCGAGGGTCGAAATCATATACCATTATCTTCTCTCCTCTTCATAAGTGAAGCTGAGATCTCCCACTTGAAAGTAGCTAAAGTTGTTTAATCTGATCTCACCCACCACACCAGTTCCGTCTCCACAAGTGTAGTTGATTTCAATCTCGTAATCTAAAGGTGTTTCCCCTAATGGTAATGAGATCATAAGTTTTCGAGCTGAGTTAGGAATCTCTGTTAGAACTCCGTTAGTGCTGACATAAGCTCTCTCCAAACCTACGATGCTCCCTTTCCCACCAATCCAGTTTGAGGCATTTTCTCTTTGCCCTACCGATAGCGTTTCTATTTCTTTTCGATTTAAAAACACCCTAGCATTTAACCCCCCACTAGAGGAAGGTACATGGTCTAGTTGTACATCCATGAGCCACACTTTATGACTAGAGCTTGTAAACTCTGTAATCTCTATCGGCACTGTTGGGTTCACTTCTTCACGAAGGATTTGATCCCCCTCAGTCAATGAAAGCTCGGTCAAAGGAACAGACACATAAGAAACGCCTTGTACAGAGTCAATCTCCCGAATGAAATCGGAGGGGTAAAGATTACCCCCAAGAGTTGTTTCTGTTATGAGGTTGAACAATGAGGCTTTAATGATCGAGTCTACACTCGAAGCAGAAACCCCTTGTTCTAAGTAGACAAGACCTTTTACATTTACCCGAACAGGAGACACCTCTTTTATGAGGACATCTGCTCCCATGTGTTTTTGCTCATTAACCTCTAACTGTAGGTTAGATACTACGAGGTTTGTTTGATAAGTCACAGTAATGTTTTCTAGGTACTCATAATCGACAAAGACAGTTAGACCCGATGTGATTGTACTTGTTGTAGTCCTCTTAATTGTTGTCAGATCTTCATCAACTTCTATGAGATAATCCGGTGTCGTGGAAGTCAAAGGACTTGCAAAAGTATTACCATTAGAGTCTTTGACTACGATTGTCGTGATGTCTACCCCACGATTTGATAGCGTTTCAGCGTAGAGTTCATTGAGGGTCTGTTGTTCGGATGTGATTGAGATGATCTTCTCTAATCCGTCATTATCAATGATGATGTAGTCTTGAGCTTTTGAGGACTGCCCTTGCACAAGAGGATCTTCGGTTTTGTAGAATGTGTAAGCGAGATCGGTGTCATCTGCTTTACGAACAGAAATAACTTGTCGGACAGGTTGTCTGTCTAGCACGACTTTATTAGTCACATCAGTTCGATAGTCTCCTAAGATGATGTCGGTCATGCGATATGTGGGTTGGGGTATGTCTGTATTGAGTATGAGGGTCTTACCCTCAGAAATGGTTGCTCCTGTAAGATCGAAGAACTCACCATTGGTTTGGTTTTTGAGTCCGAAGGTATTAGCTCGGTCAATCATTTGAAACAGAGGGTTCTCTATGGTGGCATCAGAGGCTTGGAACTTATACGCACCCTCTGACAGTATTGGGATGAATCTTGAGTCTTTTCTTGACTTGTAAGACGGAGCATATACATCAGTCACTCGACTCAATAGTTCCCCTCTAATCCAAATGTCTACCTTACCCCCTTGATCGTTATCTCGAAGCATATATGGGTTGTCTGCATCTATGACCTCATAACCTAAAACACCAGCTGATTCTCTAGCTACTCGTTCATAACCTGCTCTTGTACCTACATCTACAGAAGAGATGTAGGTCATTGCTCGTGTCATCAGCTCTTGGTTTGTCTCTCTTGTAGACCCCCCGAATGTAGGTGCGTTATTGACTACACTTAGTCCTAATGGAGCACCTGTTGTGATTTGACCCGATGTCACATTCCCAATCAGACCCGCTGTATCAGCTTGGATCGGTAGGGTGATCTCATATCTGCGTGTGACAGGATTGTAAAAGTTAGGGGCTTCGGAAACTGTGATTGTTCCTGCTTGGACAGTTCTAAATCTTACACCACTACTAGAGATGAGTTGTCCAATAGGAACGATAAGGTCAAATGTCGGTGTACCCCTTGAGAAAAAGGTAGCTTCACCCCTCGCTACTTGCCCCGATAATCTAACAATGCCTAGATTAGATGCCAAGCGATCAAAACAGATGTCTATAAGGTTTTGTACCTGTGTGTCGGTATCGAGGAAGTAAGCCTCTTTTAAGAGCTGTTTATAGCTAGAGTTCGATACGAAGATAGACTCGCCCAATCCAGTAGGATCATCTATGTCGTTAAGAGACACAAAGTTGGTCGCTTTGTAACAGAAATCTAAGAGGACTCTTATACGAGAAACCTCAGAGACTACAGGGTCAATGAACAAATCTCTTATCGCAGATCCTGCATGAACACTCGCTGTGGTGTCGGCATCATAAATAGCCGAGATCATACTCTCAGTAAGCTGTGAGTCGGTCACATTTGGTAGGGTCGTGTTGACAAGCTGTAAATTGATAGGGGCAGAACCCACTTCAATACTAAAAGTAGACTCAACCGATTGGTTATCCACGACCTTGACTGCTGTAATGACATAGTAAAGAGGTGTGTTTGCATTGAGAGAAGCAAATTCACCTATCTCTATTGTATTTGCTTGGTCTGGAACACTACGATTATGTTTGAAAGACACCTTTGTCTCCAACTCGATTGCAGAGACATTTGTTGCGACTCTTAATCGGGTCACATTCTCAGCAATCTCTTGTGACCCGATCTCACTTTCGGTGGTGTTCTGTAGGGCTTTTATGGTGAGAACATTTGGATCTTCTTCGATGGTTTCGATGTCGCTAGAGAAATCTACTAAAGGGGTAATCTTCTCCGACTTGAATCCATAGGTGATTGGGTCGATTGGTATCCTGTTGATTTGTAGATATCCATCACCGCCACCACTTACAGTAGATGCGTACACATTATAAGATTTGATCTCGGACTCAGTATGTATCCAACTAAGAACAACATTATCATCAGCTCTCTCGGCTTTTATATTGAGAGGGGGTAAGGGTTTCGCTGTGTTTGAGTCTAGGCTAGAGATAATAATCAGTGTTAAAGATGTCGTATTTGACCCATCGGTAGCTGAGATAAGGAAGCTGTTAGCCCCTTGATTTAAGTCTATTCCCTCTGAGATTCCTGAATCTGGAAACTCCCACGACCCATCACCGTCAATAAGGATGTCTGCATCTATACCTACAGATGTAAATTCCTCATCTAAGAAGGACACTGTGATTTGGTCGTATCCCTCAACAAGACCATGAATGAACACTTCCTCTTTGTCGGTCGAATAGTTAGTTGATGTTGAGGAGCTGACTCCATCTGGTTTTACAATTTTTAAGCTATAACTCATGTCAAACTCCATCTAATGAAATGCTACCAGGTACTTCAAAAACTATATTTACGCTCACCTGTCGGTTAGCACCACTACGAACTACCACATTACATAATAATGCAGTCGCATTTCCGTTGAGTGCAGACACCTCCACAGATTGAACGCTCATTAATCTTTCTTCTTGGCTAAGGTATTGTACCCTCTTGAGATCCTGTTGCATTTTTTGCAACTTATCTAGTGCCTGTTGAACACTCATCCTTAATGCGACCCCTACCGAAGCATTATTCTTTTGACCGATGAGACGACTAGCGTTTGATCCATACCAAGCGTGATATGGGTTAGACCCGATCTCTGTTAGTAGAGTCTTAGCTATATTCTGATAGAGAAGGTCTGTGTCTCGAACTTTTTGGATGTCTCCATCAGTGCCGAACCTAAAGTCGTTCTCTACTCCTGTTCCACCACATCGTCTACAGTAACGCTTTTCGGTCGTGTAAGATATTTCTAGCAACCCCTCTGGTTCTAGTTTGCTTTTGAACTGTATGTCGTGTCCATTGAGTCGTGAAACTAAACCCCAAGTAGGTGTGACCTTTTTGGTCTTAGCCACTTGTTTTTGCTTTTTGAACCCTAGTGCTTTTAAAAGGCTTCCTGTGAGGGTGAACCCAATGCCTAGTTTTTGGTCGGAGAACCTCAACGCTTTTGATGTAGTCTCCTCAACAACTACCGCTCCGATTTGGCTTTGTATTTCGGAGATCAAGGTCTTTGAGTTGTATATCTTCGAGGGTAAGGTGATTGTGTTTGAGTACCCCTCAGTAGTGGTGATTGTAAGCACATTAGAGGTGCTTCTCACTCTAAAGGGAGACACATTAGGAGTGGTGATGATCGCCTCTCGGTTATTGCCTTGAGAATCAAGTACGACACCATCTCGTTTAATCACTACAAGACCAGCACCGTTGATCGGTGATGCTGGTATAATGTAGATACCGTTTTGTAGCCCTACCCTCTCATATCGAATGTAATGAGGGCAAGCGTAAGAAATCTGTAGGTCTTCGCTCATGTTATCACCAGTAGTCTAGTGGGTTATTTACTAGACTACCGATGATAAATAAACTACAGATTAACCGAGATTAACAAATGCCTCATATAGCTCTGTACCCTCTTCGATACCGAACTCTTTGAATACCTTTGTGACTGCGTTTCTCTCTGTGAGTTTCTTCTTTATCAAGAACTCCTCTCTTGCTTTTAGAGCGGTATTAACTTCATTTTGCCATGTAAGTAGCAAACCATCATAAGTCTCACTCTTGACTGCGTTAATCTCGTTGCGTGGAATAGGTCCCATAAGTTTCATCACACGCTCATCACAGTCAGCATTACCTAGACCCTTTGGTAAGTTAGACCCTTCGGTCAGACCGATGTCAAGGTAGAAGCGATAGCGAACAAGCTCACTTGCAATGCCAGAGTAGAAGCCTTTGAGCTTACCCCCACTGTTCAGTACAGTTTTGCGAGCTTGCCCTGCTTTTGCTGATGTCGTTTTGTACTTTGGATTGTCGATTATATTAGTGATGTTCTTCACAAACGCGGACATCTTGTAATCAAGACCGTTTGGTCTATACGGAGCAATAATCTCTTCGAGAGCTTTCACAACCTTATTTACTTCAGACTGTTTAAAGTTCCCCTCATCGTCTTTACACGACATAAGTACAGAGACTAACCCATTATAAGTAGACCCATTAATACCGAAGAACTTCAGTCCTTTAACCTCAATTTTGTGGTCTACCCCACCTGCTCCTATTTTAATAGCCCCACCGTTTAAGTAGATAGCTAACTCAAGATACCAACCTAGAGGTCCTTTATTGTTACCTAAAAGTTTTTTAACAACAGCTTGATCCATGCATTTATCAGCAAACTCTTTGATCGCTACTATCTTTGCTTTGTCTTCAAAGACTTTTGAGTTGAATATATGTTTCAACCCTAGAGGTAAAAGAGGCTCTTGATGTTCTTCGATTGTGTCTTGGATCTCTCTCAAGGCAGTAGGGTCAGCTTCTCTAAGAGCTAAAGCCCATTCAGCGTCATCAAGATACAGATTAGCGTCAAGAATCCAAGAGAAGTTGTCTGTCTCGGAGGAGAACAAATTAGCAAGTCTTTTAATGTTTGCTAGAGTTAGACTAACTTTTTCTAGTTCTCGGATAGCGTCTCCAATTTTACCTTCGGGCAATGCGTAATTACTTACAGCTCGCTCTGCTATCTGCTCTGCTTGCCCTTCGATCATCTCCACAGCTTGTTGGGCTTCTGTAGAGATTTCGATGTTATCAATCAACCAACCGTCAGCGATCAAGTTGCCCTCAATATCATCAAGTTCATCTTCATCGAGTTCACCCGAATAATAGAGACTGATAAATTCTTCAAGCTCATCTGTGACAGGGTTTTTAGTAAGTTCAAGGAGTTCTCTAGCAAGTTCACTTGCCTCTGGTGATGCGTATTTACCCGCAAAGAAATCGGGCTTCAAGGTGTCTGTTATTAGAGCGTCATCTATTGCAATGTGGTCTGACTTTAAAAGTAGCTCTAGTCCTTTGAGCCACACTAAGGGTTGCCTGTCATAAGTCCCATCAGAGAGGCCACCTAAGATGGCCTCAAGCTCCTCTTCGGTAATCCCTTCTTCTTCGATGAACTTATCTGTGTCGGTCATACCAAGTGCGTTCTGTATGTGTCCTTCAGCACTGAACTGATCGAGTTTGCTGTATTCTTCACCAGACGAAGATTGCCCCTCGATAGATTCTTGTCTTACTTTTTGTCCATCAACGAGAGCTATTCCTAGCTCTCTTCTTTCCTCAAGGCTTAGGTAGCGTCCTTTAGAAGCCATTGCACTGAATACACCCAAACTGATAGCTTTCATAACTCTGTCAGCAATAGATTCACCCCCCTCGACTTTCTCACTAATCCTTTTCCAAGGGGTGACTGAAGAGTCTCTACTTTCATCCGACTTAGGTACTCCACTTTTACCTGTGATAGCCCACATAGAAGCTCTTTGCCAAAGCTCTTCAAGGATGTCGCTACTTACTCTCTCAAACTCTTTGTTATTGTAAGCAAATTTACCATAGGCTTTGTTGATACCGCTGATAAGGAGTGGTTTAAGTTCCTCATATAGATTGTTCAAAAAGTTTGCGTACTTTGCAACACTCGCTTGTCGCCTCCTCCTCATTGGACCAAGTTGGTTGAGGATCTTTGCACCATAGATGTCTGGTCTATCAGACCCAACAGAGGGGATAGTCATACCTTGCAGTTCTGGCTCACTAGTCATTTCAGAGAGAGCGGCACTTGCCCAATAGAAGAAGATCTTCTTAAGATCATCATCTCTTTTAGACAGCAACAACCTCAGATCGGCTTGCTTTTTCATGCCCGCTGATTTGATGTAGGTTTCAAGCTCTCTTACAAGTTCTTGAGCAACTTTGGTTTTGTTGTGTAGACCTGATTTCTTGATCTGATCTAACATCTGATGAGCCTGTTTTATATCCATCTCTATCTCGCTTTCTTATACGGAGGAGTGTTCAGAATATACCGAGTATAAAGAGTCTACAAATCATATTGAGTGGGGGGTGAAAAAGAGTTGTCCTGTTAGATTATGTGTGTTAATGTAGTTCTTGACTTGGATATATGTCCAATAAGTCAACCTTTAACCCGTTTAACGGAGACACAAATGAATAGAATAATCATGGGTTTGAAGTACCCTATTAGGGGTGGTGCGAACATCCACTTCGACACAATGTATAAGGTTTCAGCAGACGACCACTTCGACATGATCTTCTCATACATACAACCCAAAAAGCCAAAGGCTGTAAGGGTTCGTAATGAGACTGAAACTTGGCTCTATGACGGACAATGTGAGAACTATGAGCGTGTGCTTGAGATGGTTCGGAGAAGAACTGCATACAATAAGCGTTTTACACTACCCGAAGATCAGATTGTGAGCTATTTCCACAGTTTTCTCACTGAACACTTCATCGAAAAGAATCAGCTCAGAACAGAGCTTGCTAAGGGTAATCAGATCAAACCCTCAGTGGTCTATGAGTGGTTTTTACAGTATGTGGTGCGTGAAAAGTACCAAGAAGGTCAAGACGCTCTCCAACGGACTCGTGGTGCGAGGACTCAATCAGAGGTGTCAAAGATCAAGGCTTACGAGACAAAACAGACTAAGACCCCTTATGCTCCTGTCCACCATATCCAAAACCTTGAGTCGGAAGGTTGGCGTGTCGCTCAAGTGGTGTCCAAGACAGATTCCGAGACTGGAATGCAGGTTGGTGAACCCGACTACTATGTACAAAGTCATGACGATAGTAGTCTTGATGAGCGTTCGGAAAATGCGTACATGAAAGATCTGTTGCTTGATCGTTTTGGTGAAGATCTGCTAGATATGTACTACTCGCTGTGGCTTGAGCTTCGCTATGCCGAGTATGAGAGCAAGAAGAAATGGGCATCGGCTCGTAAGGTGTCTTACAAGGTCTTGAATGCTCAAATAACTCAAGTCCGAGAAATATTTATCGAGAACCAAGCAGACTTTGGTCATTGATACTAGCACTCGCTACATCTTCTTTAACGCTATCAAAGAACAACGCCCTCTTGAGCGGTATGAATACGGGCGTTGTTCTTTGCACTTGCATATCTGTTCATCTTCTATCTCAACTTTCGATCTACCATTAGAATAACATCATCAGAGCTGGTCGAAGCATTTGATTTTGTTAAGGATTTCCAAACCCTTAGTGCTGAAGGGGTTGTAGACCTCGTATTGCAGTAGTTAGGGATAAAGAACATTGGGGTATAAGATTCCCCCCTAGCTAAGTTGCCGAGTTCTTTATACATTTGAAGACCTAGCTTTTTTGAACGATAATCCTCATTGAGATCACTCTCTAAGACTTCAAACACAGGAATCCCATCATCTGGAATATCTGCATCTATATGCCACAGTTCATAAAGGGCTAACATATCTTCAGAACAGGCATACTCAGATATTTCTTCTAAAGTGTATTCCCCAAACTTGCCCTCTACAAAACCAATCGGCTCAACCCAAGTCGAGTGATTAATTATAATCTCTATCGAATGAGTTGAATCCTTATTGGCAAAGTCATCCTTTTCTACGAACTCAATATTTTGACTAGCATATCTTAAGGCTACTCTTTGATAAGGCTTCATCTCTTACCCCCGTCATAGGCTTTAGCATGACCCATGCGGATCATCTCGTCATTAAGTGATTCACCTAGATCATCTGCATTTGGATCGTAAGACCAAAGAACACCAAGCCAACGACCAAACTTACCTTTTTTAACGGTATGTACTAAGACTGTTTTCCCTTCGATACGAGACTTTAGGTAGTCCTTAGCGGCATATCCTCGTTCTTTTTCTTCGAGGTCTTTAGTTCGTATCTCTGGTGTATCAATACCAATCATTCTCACCTTGACTCTAGCAAAATGCTTCATACCTTGGTCAATCATAAGGGTGACTGTATCCCCATCATAAACGGAGAGGACTTCTGCTTTGTAGTGGTATAAATTAAGCGACATAATCTCTCCTTATGGTCTTAAACCTAAATCCAACAGGGTCTTGTAAACGACTTTAGTGGCCTCTTTAAGATCATCTGTCTTTTTAACTAACCGACCATTGACCTCTACGGCTAATTTTTTGTAGTCATAGCCAGATCCACTGCTCGTGAAACCACTGATAGAAATCTTTGTGTCTTGAGCTTCAATCTTGATGACATTATCTCCCTTTCGGTTGAGGTCACTAGTAACTTTGTGTTGCCCTTTCTTGAACATCCACTGTAGCTGTTTCTCAAAGCGACGGAGGTCTTGCCAACCGATGTGGTTACTCAACAACCCAAATAACCTTGCTTCCATGTATCTGGAAGCGACTCTTTCTGCTCTATATTGATATAGATTCTTCATCTTCTTATTTCCTTTCGGCATTGTTTCTTGAGTCAAATACACTCGCCATAGCAGAGCCTAAGATGCCTGTTAGAACGAGTAGCACTCGCTCAATCATAAGGTGAGGGGTCGTGTCTTTGATAAGGCTTCATATTTGTACCCCTTTAATCAGTCTCTTAGTTATAAACAATCTATTAAAGGAGTATAGAAATGGGAGCAGGAGTGATGTTACTATGTGGGGATAAGACCCTAGTCCTTAGACGAGCCGAGT